GGGAACCCCAACGCATAAGGTCTCGACAGATCTCCCACTTGCTTGCTTCGTACCAAGCCTGCTTAAACGGTGGCGCGTCAACCTCCATCCGCTCCAATGCCAGATAGCACATGTGAATGCAGTCGATATGACCGTCACTGCCGTCAGCGCCGAAGCGATACGGCATTCCGATTAGATCACCGCAGTCGGACATTGTTGCTAATCGGCAAGTTACCAACCATGCGCTGCGTCAATGATCGCCTTGGCACGTCCGTTCCAACAGCATCCAAGACCGAACTCAACTCTAAGTTCAGCGAGACGTTATCCCATTGACCACCAGTGACTTGACCGGTGTAGGTGTGAACAGTGGTGTGCGTTGCCGTGAGGCCAGAGTCAGGGTCAGAGTCTTCGATGATCAAAACTTCGACTTCCATCAGGTAGCTGCCTTCAATAGCGTTGACGCCCCACGACCTGCTGAGGTCATTGTTTGGAAAGACCAAGCTGGCCTCAAGGCCATCACCTGTGCGGTTGACAGTGACGCCAGAAAAACCAAACGGGACGAATTGGTATTCGTCACCGTTGTGCGTCATCTGCTTACCAATAAAAAAGTTTTGAAACCGAAAGTCAACGGTGTCCTTGGGCGTAATCCGTAAAACGTGGCCAAAAGCAAACTGCGTCACATTCCAATCCTCTTACGAGTGCTGCTGCTCATCTGCAACCGCTTCAGTGTCTTCTGCTCTCCCTGTTTAGCACCCTCGTCAGCAGCTCGCCTCATGCCAGCTTGGAATTGATCAGCAGTCACATAATCAACGCTGTTGATGCGTTCGACGGTGTATCGAACGTCGATTGGTGCGGCAACTGCTGTTCCGCCACCTTCGCCTGACGTTCCAGAGCCGCCCGTTTCAGGAATAACAGAACCGCCACGAGCACCGCGTGAATAACGCGACATGCTTTCACGCATCTTCGACTCAGGAATGATGTACTCAGACTCACCGCCTTCACCGACAAGAGCGCGAGTGGGTCCGGAAACATAGCCACCACTTGCTACTGCAACACTGCCTGGACCAAACGGACTTATTCCTTGATCAACTCCATTGATGTTTAGCCCTAATCCACTCTGACTAGCTGAACCAGGCAATGTAGTTGGCGGAGTTGTTTCACCACCTCCACTGCCCATCCCAGCAAACAATCGAGCAACACCAATCGCGATATACGTTGCAATCATCTGTGCAGCTTGCTGAGCCAACACATCAGCAATGCTCTTCAGCATGTCCGCAAAGACTTGCTTGACGCTTGTCGCGCCAGTGATCAGGTTCTGCATTCCGTTGACAAGCGAGCTGCCAATGGCGTTACCGATACCTTGAGATACCTGAACAGCGTGCTGCTCAAGGTTGTTCAAACTCTCAACTGATTGCTTAATAAATTGGTTAAGAGGATTATTTTCTGCGGATATTTGCCGCATCAAATCACCAACCTGTCCAAGTTGTGACTCGGACATTCCACCCTCTCTTAGCTCTTGCAAATCTTTTTCGATCCGAAGCCGTTCACGCTCTGCCTCAGTCGTTGCCGTAGCAAGCGCAAGCTGATGCTCCAAGTCTTCAATGGTATCTTCAAATTTTTCCTGTCTTTGAAGCTGCAGCTCTGCTAGCTCACGCTCTGTAGTGCGATGAGCAGCTAGCTTTTCAGTAGCTTTACCAATGTTGATAGCGTCTCTTTCACGTTGATCGGCAACACCAACTAAAGCCTTTAACCGGCTAGCTTCGATTTCAGCTATCCGCTGCTCACCTTGCAGTCGGATAACAAGCTCATCATCTTCAGCCGCCTCTGCTGCAGCAATTTTGTCCCTAAAACGAGAAATCTCAAGAACTTTTTTGCGCTCTTCTTCAAGTTTGCCCAAACGCTTCTGAAGACGCTCTTCTTCTTTTACTCCGCTGCCTTTCTTAGGCTTAAACCTTTTGCGGTCTTCTTCCGTAATTGGTATAACACCATCCGGTGTACCCATGCCGCGAATTATAGAATTCATTTGCTCTGCAAAACTTGTCAACGCCCCCTCTGAAAGGCCCTGCATATTGAATATGCCTCCAGCCATATTTGGACCAAAAGCCAAATTACTAGCAATAGCTTTAGTCGAATCTTTTGCTCCTTCAAACGAAGGCAACATTTCCCTCAGCCTTTGAGGGTCTTTTTCCTGTAGAGTCGTTAACGCCCGCGCAAATTGAGACTGTGCAACCTTGATTCCAAGAGTTGCGTTAACAATCTTTAAAAACTCTGCTAAAGGACCTGCAATTAAAAGCTCAAGGTTTGTTGTCAGCTGCCCCCACTGTTCTTTAGCCAGCCTTGTTTGCTCAGCAAGATCTTGCATCTTCTGAATGCCACCCGGACCAAGAGCTTCATTAAGTTCTTGCGTGACTAGCGCCGCTATACCAGTTAAATCACCTTGATTTTCAAGCTTTCTTGCTAGCTGTTCAGACTCTTTTGAACTAAAAAGCGACCGTTCTCTCAAGAAATCAAGCGCCGTGCCAACAGAGCCCAAAGACTCAGCTGACGCAACCGTGCGTCCTATAAGTTGATCTATCTGCTGCCCGGCAGCACTAAGAGCAATTTGCGCTCCGAAAGATCCCGTTAGTCCTCCTAGGCCGCCGCCAATAACTGACCCTGGACCACCACCAAACAGCAACGGAAAACCAGCACCAAGACCTACCTGCCCAAGTCGGTTCATTCCTCCTTGAAGAGCAAGCGGCGATCCCGGCATGTTCGCACCACCACGAATTGGGCTAGACGCAAAGCCTTGTTGTTGTTGTTTTAAAATCTTTAGTTTCGACTCTTCTAGTCTTATTGTTTTCTCAAGCAACCTAAACTCTTTAGTAGCGCTAGCAAAACGCCTTGCACTTTGCTCAGTTGTAGCTTTTCCTAGCTGTTTTCTTAACTTGTCAACATTAAGGCCTTTGGCCTCGATTTCGTTGATTTTATTCGCAAGCCTTGCTCTTTTCTCCTGAGCATTTGCAAGAGCATTTATATTTTCAGACATCTGACGACCTTGAGGCCGCGTTGCATCAAAGCCTTTCGCTCCTGACTGGCTAAGCAAACGCAAACGCTGCCTAGCTTCGTTAGTCAGCTGTCGGTTTAATCGTAGTTCTTTTTCATTAAGACTATTGCTTCGAGCTAACGCACGAATCCTTCTCTCGGAAAATTTATCTTGAATGCTTTGAATGTTTTTTGTTTTAGCAGTTAGTTGAGTAAGACCTCTTTCAGCGGCCTTTAATTCCGTCGAACTAGGGAGAAGCCCAGCAATACCAGCTCTTTTTCCGGAGCTTCCACCTTTGGGCTTTCCAATTTTGGCAATTTTTCTATCTATCTGGCCAAGCTGAGTCTCAATCTCCTTGCTATTAAGCTTGATATTGACTTCGTACTCAGCAGCCACGACTAACCCGAAGACATTGCCTTCAGGTTAGCGCACACGGCGGTATTGAGCCTGCTGACGACTGCGCTCGATCTCCTTCTGCTCCCGATCAGACTTGACCGAACAGTACGCGCTCCAAGCGATCAGCTCTTCCATCGACATGCTGGCTCGAAGCTGAGCCAGTGTCATGCCTAGCTTTTCAGCGATAAAGAACTGTAGGAACAGGAAGTGATCCTTATCAATCCTCGCTTTTGAGGTCGTCTGCTTCTTCCACCTCATCCATGCTCTGCATCTTGGACATAATGTCCAGCACAATGCTCAAAGGCAGGCGATTGCGAATTTTGGCACGGTCGCCGTCCGAAAAGATTCGTTTGCCAGCTTCATCTTCTGCCTTGCAAATGACCATCTGGATCGCAAAATCCAGATTGTCTTCAGCCGCACCGACGTTCAATGCTTTTAACGAGCTGTTGATTGCATCACGATCAGCAATCGTCAAAGGCTTCCAATACAGCTTAAGAACAACCTCTTCACCGCTTTTAATTGTGTAGCTGCTGCGTTGCTCGACGCTAAACGCCTCACACAGCTTGTCGATTGCGCGTGTTTCAGCCATAAAACTCAGTCAACTAGCACAATATAGCTTATCCCAAGCGCACAGATGCAAATGCTTTGTCTAGATCATGAAACAAGCCCGTATCTCTGCTCGTCTCTGTATAAATCTTGTACCAACGTGGACCGTTAGGTGCTGTGCTTCGCTGTGGAGGCCTAGCTTCTCCATATGTCTTACCGTCAAGCTTTGCTTGCGGATTATTGACCGCATATCCCGCATAATCAGCCAAGTTGCCGATATAGAGAGGGCTGTTAATCGGAATCTTTAGGGCAGGACGCTTTTGAAAATCTCGAGAGGTCGGCATGTTTTCATCTTCCCAGTCACGCTGATTACTAACGACTGGTTCGACCGGCCTAGGACTTAACTCCCACAACTCACCAAAGTTTCCAGTCCACCAAGGGCCAGCCTTTTGCAAGCTAAACACAATCTCTGGCCCCGCAGCTGCGCGTCCATCTTCAATTAACTTGCGAATATCGTTCGTTAGCTCGCTGATTGGCTTGGCCATTACACCGCGGTAAACAAGCAGCTAACCACGCTGACAAAATGACTGTTATTTTCCTGCGTGACAGCAGTTGGCCCGGCAACCTGACCGACACGTGGTTTTACTGAATACGTGTCCGTGTAGCCAGAAGCATTCACAGAGGTCAAGCCATCAATAACTGACTCTGCAATCGCGGCTGCCGCAGCACTTCCCTTGTCCCTTGGCGTAAAAATGCCGCATTGCACTGTTCCAGCGTATTGATCAATGGCTGCGCCATGAGGCTGGATCGTTGATTGATCAAAGTTGATCGTCACCAAAACGTATTTCTTGTCCTTGCCAGGCGTTGTAAAGGGCATATTGTCAAACACCACTGAAACCGTGGCATCCGCTGCTGTCACTGCAGTGTTGATCGCAGTTTCAAATGCAGCTCTAGCGTTTACAAGCGTCATCAGAACACCACTCGAAGAATATACATATACTCTTGATCGCCCCTAAATGTCCGGATGTCTTGAATCTTGGCGGCTCTTGCC